ATATTTATGTAGTTAATTGTATTTTACTATATTTAAATCAATATTTTAAAAAGTGGTATAATAATTATATTATTAACTTGAAGTATTTGTTAATGACATTTTATTTTAATAATAATACTAATTTTTTATTAAATATATTTATAAATAAATCTTATAATTTAATTTATAATTTTTTTTTTTTAATTTAAATAAATATGAAAAAAGATAAAAAAAAACATAATACTAGAAGTAAAACTAATATTAACATTTGTAAAATTAATAAGGGTAATAATGATGATGATGACGAGATTGAAAGTATAGCTAGTGATAATAATAGTACTACTAAGGAAATAAAAAAAGAAATTAAAAATGAGAATAAGAAGAAAAATAAAGAAAATGAAAATAAGAAGAAAGACAATGAAGAAACTAATGAAGATAATAATGAAGATAATCAAGATAATGAATATAATCAAGATAATGAAGATAATCAAGATAATAAAGATAATCAAGATAATGAAGATAATTTAAAAAGAAAATTTACAGAAATATTAGATAACAATACTATAATTATACTAAATAATAATAATAAGAAATTTAAGTCATTATCATTATTAGATAAAAATAATGATGAAGAATACGAAGAATATGAGGATTATGATGATGATTATGAAGAAACCCATGAAAAAATAAAAAAAAACAGAAAGTATATTGATAAAAATCCTAATTTTTCTAATTATAAAGATGAAGAAATGGAATATTTTTTAAAGCAAAGTGTTAGAAATAAAAATAAAATTATTAAGTTTGAAAAGAAAACTAATGAATTAAATAAAGAACAAGTACCACTTCGTTTCAAAATAATTAATTCAGATATTAATGATTCTATTAAAGCAGTAGCACTAAAAAAATTAAATCATCTTAGTTCTATGAATGAAAGAAGTGGCGAGTATTTTAAAATTCTTAATTATGTTGAAAATTTATGTAAAATTCCTTGTGGAATCTATAAAAAACTAAAAATTCCTAAGGATAAATCTTTAATTAGCAATTTTTTACTTAAATCTCATAAAATTCTTGATCAAAATGTTTATGGACATGACAAATCAAAAGAACAGATTACGCGGATTATTGGTCAATGGATATCAAATCCTTCTCTTAAAGGAAATTGTATTGGAATTCATGGAAGTCCAGGTTGTGGTAAAACTAGACTTATAAAAGAAGGATTATGTAAAGCACTTGATCTCCCATTTGTATTTATTCCATTAGGAGGTATTAATGATAGTGCATATTTAACCGGTCATTCATTTACATATGAAGGAGCGATACATGGAAAAATTGTAGATGCATTAATGAAGGCAGGATGCATGAATCCTATAATATATTTTGATGAATTAGATAAAGTAAGCGATTCATCAAGGGGAGAAGAAATAATTAATACTTTAATACATTTAACAGACAGTACGCAAAATGATGCTTTTTTTGATAAATATTTTTATGATATTCCTTTAAACCTATCAAAAGCACTTATTATTTTTACTTACAATAATGATTACATGATTAATCCTATTTTAAGAGATAGAATGATTAGAATTAATACAGACCCATATAAAAATAAGGACAAAATTAATATTGCTAATAAATTCTTAATACCCGAAATATTAAAAGACTTTAATTTTAAAGATACTGATTTAATATTTACTGAAGGAATTATTAAATATATAATAAGTAAAACAGAAAGTGAGAATGGAGTAAGAAATTTAAGAAGATCAATTGAATGTATAATTAGTAATTTAAATTTATTTAGATTAATGGATAATAAGATAGAAGATAAAAGTTTATCTATATCAAATCTAAATATTGATTTTGAGATACCATTTGTAATAAATAATAAAGTAGTTGATTATTTAATTAAAAATAAAAATACAATGTCAGATTCAATAGCACATATTTATACTTAATTAATTTATATACTTTGTTATTTAAATTACATATTCTCCATTGGAATTATGTAAAGGAACAGTTACTAGTTCAGCATTTACATATGAATCTTCAACTAATAAATGACTAAATTTACCCATACTAAAATCTTCCTTTTTACCACCATCATAAGGTATAGCATATCTATTACTTAATAACCAATCACTTATATTTTCTCTTTTATAATATATTTCTGCTAAATATCTCCCATATTTATCAGTTTTTAATATTTCTATTTTTACCATTTTATTCATAATTTTTTCTGATAATAAATCCCGTACTCTTAAAGCACATAATTTCTCATCATTATTTTTAGTTTTTATTTCTGGACAATCTATTCTATTTAATCTAATTGAAAATTTATAAATATCTCTATTTCTTAGTAATGGTACTCTAGAAGCAATTGTTATAGTATCTCCATCATATACTCTAATTACTCTACCTTTTTTAATTGGAGGATAAAAAAAATTTAATTCTTTAAAATTTAAATCTTTAGGAATTTTATTAAATAATCTTTTAATTATATTATCACAACCCCTTATACAATACATTATAAATATTATAATATAAATTAAAAAAAATATCAAATTTTAAATATAAATAAATATATAAATCAATTTTTAAATTATTTTTTGATATGGTTGGAATTTTAAACTTCCATCAGGGTTTGATGGATATACTCCATCTCCTCTTGAGGCAACTAAATTATTCTGTTCTACATTATTACATACACACCCTGTATCACATGAATATCCAGTACCTTTACCAGAACTTGGTTCACAACATTCTGGTTTACAATCATTATATTTAAATAAAAATAAACTCTTTTTATCTCCCTTAACATTTGGGGCATTTTCTTGTGTATTATTATAAGATGCTGATGCTTCACTATAATGAGTTGGAGTTCCAAATAATGTGTCTACATCCTGATTACCAAAACCTTTTAATATTTGCTCATTTCTATTTGTATTATTTATAGGGCATGGCTTACATGATTTTTTTTTATCAGTATTATCAGATTTATCAGTATTATCACTATTATCAGTATTATCACTATTATCAGTATTATCAGCATCCACTTTCTTTGTGGTATCCTTTTCATCTTCAAAATCTTCCTTATCAAGTTTCATTAAAGGAGCATATGAAGCAGAACTACCACTACCGTAAGCAAATTTCTCAATAGTTACTATTTTATTAACTTTCTTAATTAGATATAATGATGTAAATGCAATTACTGCAGTAAGTAATAGATTAAATAAAAACATTTTTTTAGCGTTTTCCATTTTATTAAATATAATATTATTTTTCAAATTTATTAATTTTAATTAAATCAAATTTTAATTAAATACAAATTTAATTAATTTATATATTTATTTTTAAACATTTCAATTGTTAAAATTTTAATTTTATCATTTTGAATTATTCTTGATCTATTAATACTACTTACTGATTTTTCTTTATCATTAATTTCTTTATTTAATTTCCTTGCTAATTTAACTTTTGAACTAGTAGTATCTAAGTTTTTAACAATTAGTATTGAGGTTTCTTTATTAACAGTATTTTTTATATTTCCACCATTATTTTCAACAAAATCCTCTAATTCTTTATCTCTAACCCCAGAAAAAACAATATTTAAATTATCTAATTTATTTCCAGAATTACTTTTTACTATTTTTTTCTTAAAATTACAATCTAATTTATTTATTTTTAAGAATTTAATAAAATCATCTAAATTATCAACGAATTTTTCAGCAGTTTTTATTTCAATTCCTTTAATATTAATTAATTCATCAGTAGTTGGTTTGTTTTCAATAATATCTCTATCTAATTCTTTATATATTAATTTAAATGTTTTTTCACCAAAACCTCTCCCAAAACTATTTGAAGCAACCATTAATTTAATACAATCAATATCTTTCATTGATTTTTTAATTGATTCTAAAATATTATCAGAAGTCTTTTCTTTTATACCATCTATTTCCAATAATTCTTCTTTTGATACATTAAGAAATTTATAAACTGTATCAATACCGCCATTGAATAATTTTTTTACTAGACCTCCACTAATTCTATCAAATTTAATTTTAGTTACAAAATTTTCTAGTTCTTTTATATCTTTTTCTTTTAATATATCTTTTCTAACTTCAGAATTATCTAAAATTATTTCTACATCAGTTTTATTCCATTTATATTTATAATCTGGCATACTTGGTTCTCCAGATTCACTTTCAGTTAATACTTTTTCTATATGAGGAATTACATCACCTCTTCTTACAATTACTAATTTACTACCTGGACCTATCTTATTTTCTTTTATAAACTTCGCATTTATACCTGTTGCTTTCTCAATACTAACTCCATTTATTTCAACTGGGTCAAAAATAACTACTGGTTGAATATATTTATCCTTTGTAATATTCCATTGAACTTTTAATACCATTATTTCTGCACTTTTTAAAGTTAATATATTCTTAAAAGCAAATGAATATTTTGGATTTCCACTTGTATTTCTTTTATGAACTTTATTTTGTGTAACTATAATACCATCTATATCATAATTAGAATCTTTTCTTCTATCTTCTAATATTTTAGATAAAATTGTATTATTTATCTCTTTAAGTTTCTTGTGATAAGACACAATAAAACCAAGTTCCTTTAGTTTTTTAAATTGTTTACTTGGTTCCATAGGTGGTAAAATATATTCATATGTTACAAAATCAATTATTTTAGCAATTTTTAGATTTGGTTTTTTAGAATTAAAAACTCCTGCAACAATATTACGAGTATTTTTAATATCACCTTCTTCTTTCAATTTATTAAATTTATCCTTTGTTATAATAAATTCTCCACGAACTGCTATTTCATCTTTAATATTAATTTCAGGTATTCCATTTATAAATGATTTTAGATGTGTAACTTCTTGACCTTCTTCTCCATTCCCACGTGTAAATAGTCTGATTTCATTATCATCTACTGATTTATGTAGTAATCCTGATATACCATCTAATTTATCGGATATAACATAACCTTTATCACTTGGATATTTTTTCAACCAATTATTAAGAACTTTATCATCATTTTTAATTTTATCCATAGAACCCATAAAGTATGGTAATTTAACTTTTCTAATATTTGAAATACCAATTTCTTTTAATATAGGATGTTTTGGATTTCTATTTTGTAATTCTTCTTTAACATAATCGTACATTTCGTCTGTTAGTAATGATTTCCCATCAATATAGTATGAATAATTTAGGTCTTGTATAAGTTTAACAAGTAATGATTCTGATAATTTAGATAAATATTCCTTAGGATTATTCTTTAAATTATCTAATTCTTTTTTTGAAATCATTTTTAATTTAATATCATTTATTAAATATTTATCTTTTTCTAAATTATTTTTTAAAATAACTTGTTTTAATTTTCTCATATTTAAATATGACAACCCTAAAA